GCAACAGCACCTAAACCATAAACTATCCAATTAGTTATTGAGTCGAATCTTCTATCTATCTTTTCGTCTATTTTTTCTACGTCCATATGTAGATGTTTGATGTGATTTGTTTTTAAATTATTGATGGATTTTTTAAGACCTGTTATGTGTCCGTACAACGCTATTATATGTTCATTAGTTGTTTTCGGATTTTTAGCCATTATCTTTTCTTTCTCTTTCTTCTTAAATCAAGATCGTGTTTTCTTGAACCTCTTAAAAAGCTATTAACTCTACCCATACTCCAACTAGCCATAGAAGTACGAGGTCTTGAACCAGCAGATAAAAAAGCACCTTGACCTCTCCTATAAACCTTTTTTAACTGACCTAGTGTTATATTTTTTCTAGTTTTTGCTTTTGCTCTTAATGTAGAGATAACTTGTTTAGATAAAGGTTTTCTTTTAACTGCCATTATTTTCTCCTAGATTTAAACATAGACGCTGGTATTCTAGCACCTGATTTATATAATCTTGACATAGATTTAATTAGACTTGCTCTAGCTGATCTCTTACCACCTTTAAGTCCTGATAGATATTTTTTAGGTAGATCAAGTTCTTTATCTCTTGCGACTTTTCTTCTTTTTCTTTTTTTTGCCACTTGTTCTTCTCTTTCTGTATCTCATCTTATTAATCATTTCTGATAATGTAGATGTTGTTGTAAAACCACTCACTTGCCTACTGACCTCATTGCTGATCTATGTGCTTGGCCAAAAGTTCTACCTTTTTTTATAGCAGTAGCCATAGACCTCATATGTTTCAATGAATGATGCCTTGCGTGGCTTCTCATTGTTTTTTGTTGTCTTGGTTTTAGGTCTTTAATAATATTCTTTATTGATGCGACCTTAACCATTACTTCTTCTTTTTACCTTTTTTCTTTTTCTTTTTCTTTTTTCCGTGTCCTGTATGATAAGGCATAATTATTTCCTTTTTTTAGTTTTCTTTTTCTTTTTCATAATTGCCATTTGTAATCCTTTAGGCAATTTTTTTTGTTTCTTTGTTAGTTTCATATTTACTCCTAGTTTTGTAATTCACCACCTGACCATTTAGCTTCAGGTAATCCATTTATATACTTATCTCCTGAATATGTCAGCACTTGTTTTCTGTTACTTCCCTCTTTGAAACTACAATGAATCCAACCAGCGTTAGGGTCATCATCTTTCCAATATTCTAAAATAAGTTGGTCAAAGTCACAGTTGTTAGAAATCCATAAAGCTACTTTTAGATTTGATATACCAGCTATTTCAAAGTCTGCCGCTTCTCCTTTTGTATGTTGGCTCGTTTTTTTGCTATTTATTGCTACACACAATTCTTCAGACCTATATCCTGATGTGATTGTTATTGGTTTATCAAACTTTGCTCTTACAGGTTCTAATACTCCATAACAAAGATCAGTAAGATTTTTTATTTCTCCTGAACCAGCTTTATTTTCAATACCCTTACGAGTAGCTGTCATTGATTTTTCAAATTCTTCTAACTTGAAATGTTTTGATAATTGCATATTTGAATCCTTTAGTTAGACATTCCCATTATCCATAAGACAATAAAAATATAACATATAAGTTCCACTACGGCTTTGTTGGGAATGTAATTGAATCAACATCAGAAGCTTCGTCATCATCAGCAACTGTACTAGGCAAGTCTCTTAATTCTTGTCTGTAAGTTGTCATATCTTCTGACATAGTTACATCAGATAAACCATAATGATCTGTTTCTTTAAGCAAAGAATTTCTCTTTGATCTTAAATTTGCCATTGCTCTATCTTTTGCACCAGCTTCCCAAGCCGCTTCTTCTGCGTCTCTTGTCGCTTCTTCTTCTGCTGTGAGTTGAACTCTCTCACCATTTACCATTTTATATCTTGGCATATTGTTCTCCTTGTGTTTGTGTTATTATCATAATTTTTTATAGAACTCCATACATATCTATTGTGCCTGAGGAGATGGCTCCTGACGACATTTTAAAGTCCACAGCATTTATAACTGATGTAGAATTTCCGTATCCAGCTACGTGTTGGTCAAATGTAAAATCTGCACTATAAGATGCATTGATTCTACTAATAAAATGCTTCGCAAAAGTGTCGCTAGATGGTTCAAATAAATGTAAGTAACCTGATGTTGATTGGTCATTATCATTACCAATTAAAATAGATAAATTCTGATAGCTTGTACTTTGTGCTAAATCTTCAGTAGCTTCATAAACTAAATTTGCTTCTGCATCACTTTCTGCATGATATGCTCTAAAATATGTAGTAGTTTTAGTAATATTGTAATTACTACCACCATCAGAGGACATATTAAATAATAAATTTACATTATTAGTAGCTGGGTGAATATTATTAAAAACAAATATATATTCTTTATAGGTGCTATTTATTCCTGATGTTATGCTTAAACTTGCTGATGAACTAGCAGTTGATCTTGATATAAAAACTAAATTACCAAGTCCTGAAAAACTACCTACTGCTGTTGCATCTTTTACTGCTCTATTATTTAATTTAACTATGCTCATGATTTACTTAATCCAAACATTTTGATTACGCCACTATCTATATTTCCTGTATCAAATTTAAAATCAACTCCGTCAATAGAGGCAGTAACATTACAATATCCAGCAGTTCTTGAATTAATAGTATAATTATCACTAAAATACATATTATTAGTATCCATAAAGTGTTTAACAAAATTAGTGCTAGATGGTGAAAAAAGATAAAGTGTTCCTGAAATACTTTCATCATTTCCATTACCTACTCCTGAAGTGTTTAAATCTTGATAACCTGTTCCTTGTGCTAAATCATGACTAGTATCATATCTGAAATTTGTCGTACTATCAGCTTCATCATGAAAAGCATAAAAATGCGTTGAAGTTTTTGTAGCATCAAACGCTGAACCACCATCTCTAAAATTTACTTGAAATCTTACTCCATCTGATGCTGGGTGCATATTAATATATTTAAACATATAAGTATCATAAGTGCTATTAATATTAGAAGTAAAAGAAGATGACGATACTCCTGATGTAATAGTGTTTGTGTTAAGTAAAACCATAGAACCACTTGCCATACTATCTAAAGCAGTTACACTTGAAATTGAATTGTTATTGTATTTAACTAACGCCATATAATTTTATAACTCCATCAAAAGTTCCTGAACTCATTTGAAATCTTACAGCTGTAATTGCAGAATTTGTATTCATATAACCAGCAACGAAAGTGTTGTATGATGCTGGGCCACTTTCAACGATATTTGTATTTGAAATAAAATGTTTAGCAAAAGTGGTATTGCTGGGGTCAAACAAGTGTAAAGTTCCACAACCACTATCATCATTATTAGTTCCTAAAGTACCCATCAATCCTTGAAAATTAGTAGATTGTGCTAAATCACCACCTGTTGCATAAGTTACAGCCGCACCATCATCAGCTTCGTTGTGATATGCTCTAAAAAATGAAGTAGTCTTTGTAACATTATAATTACTTCCACCATCTGTTGAACCATTAAATTGTAATCCAGCACCTGTTGAAGCATGTACGTTAATAAATTTAAAAATATATTCTTTATAAGTAGAATCTATCCCACTTGTAAAAGATAATGAGGAACTGCTACTAGCTGTCTGTGTAGATATTAAATTTAATCCACCACCTGATATTGAAGCTGGTAAAGCTGTGATTGATGATAAGGAATTGTTGTTAGCAAAATTAAGAGCCATTGTTTAACTCCTATGAAATTCCATAAAATCGGATTACTCCACTATCAAAATTACCACTTTCAGGTGTAAATTTTATAGCATTAAAAGCATTATCTGCATTTGTTGTATAAAATCCACCAGCAACAAAAGGCATAGCATCATCTTGTGCATCATGAGAAATTCCTGATGCAGAATAACTAAAAAAAGTTGAAGTGTTTAATGGGTCATAAATAAATATTCTAAAATTGTTTGGTCTTGTTGTTGCGCTTGTTGTGTCTGCAAATAATTGAAATCCATCTGAACCAGCTCCATCAGCTTGGTTTCTGTTGTTTCCAGCACTTTCAACACTAAAAGCAGAATATCTATAATTAGAACCTGATTTATAAGAAGAACCATTATCATTACTAATTTTCATATTTATTTTTCCTTGTGCGTCAAGAATAAGAGAATCAAAATCCAGCATAAATCTTTTGTACGATGAGGTTATAACACTATTATTGAAAACTATATTAGCTGTATTTGCAGATATAGTTGTCGTTGATAATAATGTTGAAGCACCACCACCAGCTTCTGCAAAAGATAATTGACCTATTCCTGTTGTTCCTGAACCTGATACTGAAGCTACTTTTAAAAATCTATCTGCTGTTACGTTGCCTGTTGGAAATTTAAGTGTGTAAGATTGTGAACTAGAGTGTGCTGGAGATTGTAATTTTATTCCATGTGAGTTCTGTTCACAGTTTAATTGTAAAGCACCAGCAGTTGTTCCATCACCTTTAATCTGTAATCCAGCCGCAGATGAAGTTGTTGTAAAGTTTGTTTTAGCATTTGTTACTGTGGCATCTGATGGTGTTCCAATGTCATTAACATTACCAAGTAGTAAAATAAAATCTATAACATCACCTGTTGCTAGGTTTGATGCAAAAGTAATTGTTGAACCTGATATTGTAAAAGATGAGTTTGGTTTTTGTAATACACCATTCAAAGATACAAGCATATGATTTGCAGATTCAGGCGATACATTAGCAGAATCTACTTGCATAGTGTAAGCCGCTTGACCATTGACTACACTTATTGCGTCACAAACTTGAAAGTTTCCTACTGTTGGTTCTTTTCCTATATATGCCATAATTTATTTCTATGTTATTCCGTAAAGTTTAATTATACCACTATCAATATTTCCTGATGACATATAAAGTCTTATTCCATCTACTGCCACAGTTTGTTCTATTCTACCTGATCCTTCTGCTTTTCTACAATTATCACCATCAACTTGATAAACTAAATTAAAAAGACAATTTGTATTAAAAGTACTACTTGCTGGATCATATAAAAAAATTCTACCACTATGTCCAGCATCAGATGCATTGTGACTAGCATAGCTCATTTCAATATAATCTGCGTTTGTTGAATTAAAAAATTGACCACCATCATTATTTGCATAACTTTGAAAAGAATAATCATAACCGCCTGTATCAACTGAACCACCTTGAAAAAATCTCATTCTTAAAGTTTGATCATTAGTAGTAGAATGAAGATTTATAATTTCAAACATATAAACTTTATAAGTGCTATCTATATTAGAACTTATATCTATATTTGCTGTTCCACTAGAAATAGTTGTTGTAGAAAGTAAAACGTGAGTACCACCACCTTTAATTAAACTGTAATCAATTCTTTTAAGTGTTCCAGCGTCAGATAAAATAAATTCATCTGTATCAGCTGGTTCAGAAGTTAAAGCAGTTTCAGCAGAAATAATATCTTGTGCTAGTTTAGAGTTAGAAATAGAACCATCTGTAATATCTCCAGCTGTTAAAGGTACATCTGTTGGTTTCTTGCCGATATAAGCCAATGTATTACTCCTATGTTATTTCTAAGATTGATAATGTTGAATCTATTTTAGCAGTAACAGAACAATCAACTTTTAGAATATCAGTAGTTTGTAAAACAACTTTTCCACCTGTTAAAAGTTCTAGTGAAGAACCAGCTGGTATTGATACGTCTTTAACTAATAAAACTGTTTCGTTTGTTTCTGTATCTGATGTGTCTGAAACTAATTGTACTGAAGCTGTTACTGAAGCTGTGTGAATATTACAAAGAGTTAATCCTATTACTACACAAGTTGTTGAACTTGGTACTGTGTATAGGGTTAAAGGTGTTCCAGCACTTGCTGGCATTGCACCATTAGTTTTTACTTTAAATGTATTTGCCATAT